ACCATAGTACTGCCCTGGATTTCGTAGCTGCATGGGACTGCTTCCGACGCCTGTACTTATTTACAACTCCAGCAGGATTCTTTTACCACGAGCTTAAACCATCACCCCCATTTCATTATCAGGCTATTTATGACGTGGAGGCCCATAAACGTAATATTATAGGAGCTCCCAGAGGCTTTGCCAAGTCAATAGTTATAGGAACAGAGCTTCCTTTGTTCCTGCTTCTTACTAAGCCTTTTATACGAATAGTCATGTGCCTTGCTACCGATAAGTTGGTGGAGGCACGATTTGATATTATAATGGGCCAGCTTATAAAGAATAAGAATATCATTAATGACTTCGGAGTTATGCAGCCTAAGCGTGGTGATGCTATCTGGAATCGTAGACATATACAGCTAGTGAATGGGTCACGTATGGAAGGGTTTAGTGTCACTGGACGTAAGCGTGGTGCTCGTCCGGATATATTCATTCTAGACGACCCCGAATACGACCCCGAGTCTGACAGCGAAGAGGCCTCTACTCTAATCAAGCAGAAGTTCGAGACGTTCTTATTTAGACAGGCTCTCCCTATGTTAGAGTCTCATGCTTCAATTGTATGGATAGGTACGATGATTGGCCGTAAATCATTTATCTATCATGCATGTTCCGGAGACGATACCAGATTTAACTTTTGGAATAAGAAAGTATATAAGTCCTGTAGTATATCTAAAGATACCAGGAACATACCTGAAGAGTCGTTACTGTGGGCTGACAAATGGGATAAGAAGACTTTGGAGCTCCGTAGAAGTCTCATAGGCGATGCGGCATTCATGGCCGAGTATCAGAATGCTCCGGTAAGTGCTGAAGAACGTGTACTGAAGATAGATAGTCTAAAGAATGAGTATACCATTCCTGCGTTTGACAGAGAGAAGTTTGGGGAGAATCCACTACAGTCTACCGAAGCTGTTGTGTATCATGTGTTCAACCCGAGTACTAAGAAGTGGGAGGAAAGAGAAACTCCAGCCAAAGAATTATTCGATAAAATGTTTCGCTTAATCACATTCGACCCGGCCCACGGCCTGGGACCACATCATGACTATTCAGTAATTACTGTTATGGGAGTAGACACTGAGAATTGTGTATGGGTATTGGACATGTGGATGGGTAGAGCAAAGGAGATAGTACTACTTAATAAGATATATAAGCTGGGAATTAAGTGGAAGCCACGAGTTCTGGGAATAGAGAGTGTGGCTATGCAGATTCAGCTTACAGGGTCCATGAAAATACTTCTTGAAGAGAGAAAGGCAGTTGGATGGAATCCTGCTGTACTACCTGTAGACTACAAGTCCGGACTGAAGCGAAAGTCCAAGGCCGATAGAATATCTACTCTTGAATGGAGATTTGATACCGGTAAAATAAAGTATCCAGCACACTTGTCGGAAGTATGGCCTATCAAACAATTATATGACCAGACACGTGACTTTACTTATGACTTGGCAATGCTCAGGTATGACGATGCACTGGACTCTGTAGCTATGGTACATTATGTAGTACATGGACAGGGAGCCAAGAACTTTCCTACAGAGAGAGAGCCTAGTGTAGCTGACAGGATACGTGCAGGACAGCTGACTCAGGCGGGAGTACCACTGCTATCTGGGATAAATGCTGAGGAGTTAGACAGAGAGGAAGTGGATGCTTTAATGGCCAGGAGCTACCAGAATGGATATCATGGGCAGGAGGTACCGCATCGGTCACGGAAGCCATACGTACCCAGGAGAATACATGCATATCGCCCACTTAGGAATCGAGAGTGAAGTGTCCGGAGTGCCAAACTAATATGTATATGAGGTATAGGGGAATAGATAATTATCATATCTTCTGGAGATGTGTTAAGTGTAGGAAGGTGATTATAGAAACAAAACCATATGATAGGAGTCGACATGAACATTGAGTCAATTGAAATGAAAGATATTTTAATAGTTGCTGTAGGAATCTTGCCTGTACTGGGAGTATTACTTGTATTGCTTATCCAGCAGAGAATTATATGCAAGCAGAGTTCTACTATATCTTCTATGTTTTCTGAGCTGGCAAGGGTGGAACTGGCTAAGATGGCATTTGATGCCAGTAGAGAGACTGGAAGTATTATAGGACCTGCCGTTCTGCAGCAGATTAAGAAGGAGGAGGCTGCTCCTCCAAAAGTAGAAGAGACGAAGAAAACTGGAGTAACACTAAAATACTAGTGGAGGCACATTATGGCTTATCAGATACAACTGCCTAAAGATACATTCCAGAGAGAGACTATATTAAATGCTATGATTGCTGAAGGGAAGCGTCATAGACACATTCAGGAAGTTGAGTGGAGACTGGCTCACCACTACTTACAGGGATGTAGAGACTTCACTAATATCAGTTATGAGGCGGGGACACTAAGTGTTAACTATATTAATGAGGATGGTCTTCTTAGATTTAGATATGATGAGATAGTCTCTAAATTTCAGGCCCAGGTAGGACGTATGATGTCTGTAGACCTGAGACCTAAGGTACTTAAGAAGAGTATAGGTCTGGAAGATATGAGGAAAGCCTCCATAGCTCAGGTAGTACTAGACTATATATACCCAGCCAAAGTGATTGAGAGGCTGAAACTGGAAGCTCTTCCTGCAATAACCAAGTATGGATGTATAGGACTTATTACATGGAATAGGGGAGAAGAGATAGGAATAGAGATTATTATGCCATGGGAGCTTATTCCTATACCAGGAAATCCCAAGGAAGATAAGGACATTAGAGGACTAGCAAGGGTACGATTGGTCCCTCTTTCCTGGGTGCAACAGCTAAAGGGAATGCCGGCTCCCGGGGCAAAGGTCTATAGGGAGATGACTAGAGTAAATGTTCCGGTTGGTAGTATACCATCAGAGTCTTCCTCGCAGTTTACCACATTCTCGGAGACTATAACACCACAGACTCCTCCTTCAGGATTTGGTAGTATATTTGGGAGTAAGTCCAAGGATAAGACACATACTGATATTGTGGAGATGGCAGAGATCTTTTTGGAGTCAGCTACCACTGGTAATTTATCCAGATACGAGATGTTGGTGGGAGGCAAACTCCTTAGGAGTAATGACCACTCGAGGGACAAAACTCCAATGCCTATAGCTAAGTGTAATGATATAAAGACTGGTGACTTCTGGGGTAGAAGCTTCGTTAGCTTGCAGATACCTCTCAATACAGAGATGGAGTATACTCTTGGGAGAACATTCCAGAATGTTCAGGATATGGATACGTATGGTATGATGGTAGTTCCTACCACGTTAGGTATTCCTCCCCAAGTAATAAGGGCCTCGGATGGAACCAAGAGAATCCCCTACAATCCTGATTACTCATTGCCAGACTTAAAGCCGTTTAATATAGCTCCTGCCAATATAAGTAGACTTCCGGCAGAGGTCCTGAAAGTGGGGTCTGCCCTGTCCGATAAGATAGCCAATCAGCCTGTCTCTCTGATGAGAGGAGAAGCTCCCGGCAGAGTTGACTCGAAGCTTGGTCTTGGATTTTTACAGGAGACTTCAAATACACCTTTACTCCCCAGTGCTGCGGGATTGGCTAGTGCATTGATACAATGTTATGAAGCATCACTAGCTATGGTTGCCGCTGGTGCGTGGGACCAGGAGAAAATAGTTCAGGTTACCATGTTGGACGATGCATTGGCAGGAGTAGTATTAAATGCAGATAAAGGAACTATTAGTCTTGAACTTAATGCTATTCCAAGGCCTGAACAAGTAACAGTATTTGTACAGGCTATGACACCACGAAGTAAAGAGCAGCAAAAAGCTGAACTTATGAAGTCTCTTGAAATTGGTTCCATAGATATGTTTGAGTACAGGATTGCTGTACGTAAAGAGGGGCTGGACCTTCCTGTGGGTAACGATGCGGAATGGCAGAACTACAGGGAAGCTATGCTGGAAAATATTATCCTGTTCGGGGATGGGCGGAATACCAAGCCTATAGTATGGGATATTCTTGATATACATGAAGTTCATATGAGGGTACATCAGGCATTTATGGCCAGGCCTGAGTTTAGACAGGCTAGTGCAGATGTACAGAATGCATTTAAGAAGCACTACTCGGCTCATCAGTTGGCGTTAGGTAATTCGATGCCGGACCAAGCACCATATCCTGAAGATGCTGCAATAGAACAAGAAATGTTAAGAAAAATGGCACAATCGGCACAGCAAGGAGTCTAATATGAAACATGTAGTACTTGGAACAAATATTCTGATAAAGCAAGAGGATGCCGCTGACCGTACAGAGGGAGGTATTCTCCTTCCAGACAATGCCCAGACTAAACCCCTTAAGGGGACAGTAATTAAAAAAGGTAGAGGCATAAAAGAGGAGGATATTTGGGAGTACATATGTGAAGAGGATGAAGTACTTTTTGATAGGTTTGCTGGGACTCCAGTAGAGCTGGATGGAGAAGAGTATCTCATCATGGACATAGAAGATATTTTAATAATTTTGGATTTTCCAAAACCAGAAGGAGCCTAACATGTCAGACGACGCAAAAACAGAAGCAGAAAAAAAAGAGACAGATGATACCAATACCGATGGTGGAACCAAGAAAGAAACCGAGACTAATGAGCCCCAGACTTTTACCCTCAAGGTAGATGGTGACCAGAAGACCTATACCATGGAGGAGCTACGAGAGGCTGCACAGAAGAGTCTTGGAGCAGACGCTAAACTAGAGAGGGCTTCGAAGATGTTGAAAGAGGCAGAATCTGGACTTAAATTGGGGCGTCTTGCACAGAAAATTAAAGACTCAAAATCGCCCGATTTTGAGACACAAAGAGAATTTTTAGAAGCACTCGGAGTGCCTCAGGAACAGATCGAGACATTACTTTCCTCTTCAGATAAAGATGGAAAAGGAGAAAAAACTGGCGATTCTAGCCAAAAAACCAAGAATCTCGTCACGCTCGACAATCTGGGACCACGAGAAAAAGAGATTCTTCAGGAAGCAGAAAGAGCACAACACGAGAGAATTAGGGAAGATATTAAAAAATCTTGCGAAAAAAGTGTTGACAATGACAAAGTTCTTGGTAAAATGGCAGAAGGTATGTCGGATGAACGACGTACTGCTTGGCTGAATACAGCTAAGCGTTTGCTCAATAAAGATGTTGAGAGACGAATTTTGGCCCGAGAAGCGTATGGACCTGAGATGCTAGCGACCTCATTACAAACGGTAAGGGCAACGCTGGAGGAGATCGGAGTTCCATCCAAGGTAGCCGGGCAACCTCCAATAGAGGGACTTGACTATGCTTCGGTCCTCGGACCAAACATTCACTCGGCTGAGCCGATTAAGAGAGTAGCGGTAGACGACCCGCAATACGAGGCTGTGGCTGCTCAGAGATTGCAGCAGATGGTGTACTCGAATATAAGAAAAGGCGGGAAGTAGCTGAAACTTCTTACTCAGGTAGCAGACAACTGAATAGGACGTCTTTTTACATAATGTGACGAGAAATCGTCGAAACATATGTAAATCTGAGTTAGGAGAAACACGATGGCTACAAGTTATGCCATAGATGCTCTTGACAACTACATCCGTGAGGAATTACCTAGAACGATGTACGAGTCTCTCCCCACGATTGCTCCCGTCTATAAGTACATTCAGAGAAGTACTTTAGGTGTGAAGCGTAACGACATTGGTCGTGACTGGGAAGTAGAGCACCTTTTCGCTACTGGTATAGCTGGTCTTATCCAGAGTGCTGATGTCCGTGGTCCTACCTTCTATGATAGGGTTACAGCAGCTAACGCCCATATCCAGTCACTGGTTATGGATGGTAGTGGATTGGCGATCTTTCCGCCTGCCACAAGTGCTCCGCATACGACTAGCTTAAAACGAATTTTAACACTAGGCTTGACCACAGGTAACTTCTGTGTGCCTGTTACATGGTTAAGCGGTGATGCTTTGCAGGCATCTCAAATTAGACAGGTTACCCGAGACATCAAGGCCGTCGGTGCGAACCGTGCATTGATGGAGGCTATCAGCTTCTTCATGTCTACGGACAATGCCCTCGGACAGATCGATGACTACGCTCTCGATGGGAGTAGCAAGAAGTTTACCTGTACTATCAAAGCTGGTACAGGACGAACTGCATTCTGTCGAGTGGGTCAGATGGTAGATGTCATGTACAATAACTCTGGTACACCTAACTGGGGTAGTACCGGCGGAACCAGCTATGCCAACGCCGATGGAACTGGGGCCCAATGGAGCTCGTCTTATATTCCATTAATCATATCCGATGTGGATTATATTAGTGGAACTATTACTATATCTTCTGTTGATGGTACCCAGATAGATGGTAGTACCCTGCAGGGTTCTGCTATAGCAGATGATGACTGGCTGGTAATTGCTAATTGTGGAACTACTTCCGGCCGTGAGATGCGTACATGGGGTGTTGAGGACTGGACCAAGAGTTCTGGACAAATCATGGGCGGGTCTGCCACGCTAACCAACCGTCTAAACCCCGGCTTGGACCTTGACTCACAGAGTCAGTTTAAGTCCCAGGTTAAGGCTGTAAATGCTCCGCTGACCGATACAGTGATGAATGGGTATATTGGTGGATTCATGGATGCGTATCCTGGAGCCTCAATTGACACCATTCTCACCACAATGGGTGTCACTCTTAAGTATCTGGAACAGCCTGAGCTATACAATAACAGAATGTTCTATGACCGTACAGGCAAGGCTCTGGACCTGAAGGGTGGTTGGGATGAGGTCACCTACTCGTTTAATGGTAGACCCCTTCGCTGGATGACTACTCCGATGTGTATTAGTCAGAGGCTCTATGCCCTTAAAATGAATGGTGGTAATATCAAGAGATATGTGCCGCCTCGTGTTGGTGGGAAAGACCCGACAATAGGTGCTGAAGTAGAGTTCATTGCTCCACTGGCAGGCCACACGAATATCTTCAAGATAGCACACAGTTCGTCTGGTGCTACCCAGGCAGTGCTCGAAGCACCGTTCTGGGAGTATCACCTTGTGTGCCCGATAGATGTCCGTGGCGTCAAGCTCACCGGTCTTACCGAGGCAACCATGTCATAAATACAATTCCTGGAGGGGGGCTGTTAAGACTCCTGGCAGTCCTCCCTCCCAGGGATATTTTTATGCGGGCCTGATTCGTTAGGACCCAATATTGAAAGGATATATAATATGCCTCTTACTATAAGACAGGCAGTTCGAAAATATGGACCAGAGTATTACGCTGTTTGTGGACTCTCTAAATATTTTCCGACAATGAATTCTGAGAGTTCAGTATTTTTTGTGAATGG